TATGTATATAGTAGTAAACATATAACTCCAGAGCAAGCAGAAGCAGAGCTACGTGAAGCCATTGGAGAATATGATGCTCCTGCTAATCATTTAAAAATGCGTATAGGATCACATCAAAATATTGCTGTAAAAAATGTTATTGCTGTTGGACTAAGCGCAGGATTTGTCGAACCGTTAGAAGCAACAGGCATTACATTTACAACAGCATTAGTTAGTTCTTTTACTGACTTAATGAATCGTTCACGTAATGACTGGTCTGAACAACCGCAAGCAATGCTAAATCGAGGCTTCTATGAAATGAATATAGAAATCTTAACATTTATATTTGCACATTATTACTTCAGTAATAGAAATGATACTCCGTATTGGCAAGAGATAAGATCACAAAGTTTAAATGACTTACCTGATGATGCACAAATGATGATGAGTCAATATTATCCTAACATACCAGAATTTGTATTTTTTAGTCCTGGTAGTATGTTTAGTAGTGTACAATGGTGGTCAATGTTGCATGCCGGCGGAGCATATCCAAATGCAAAATCTACTCTTACTGATAAACAAAAAGACTATGTAGAACACTTTATGAAAGTACAGGATTTACGTGTTGAAAGTTCAAAAGAATTATTTGGCAATCATTATAAATTTTTAGATAAGTGGTACAGTGAATGGAAAGAGTAAACCTTTTCCGCTCTGACTTCTTTGTAGGCAGAGTAGGCAATGAAAATCAGATAGCTGATCTTAATAAACAGATGTTAGTATCACAAGAGTCTAATGCTGGTGCAATTGCTAATAGCAACGACGGATGTTGGCGAAGTACAGTTAAGTATGACAACATAGATTGGCTTTTAGATGGAGTTAAGATATTAACAGAGAATGCAATAGACTACTATTCATCTTTAGATTCAACGTTTAAGAACCATATAACTAAGAATCATATTAGTATTGACTACTGGTCAAACATTAATAAACCTGCAAGTAGAAATGTGTTGCATAGTCATGTAGCAGATACTTTTGCCGCTGTTTATTATGTACAAGGTTCTAAGACAGGTCCTTTAAAATTTATAAATCCTGCAAATGTACTAAATGATTGCAATTCAGTAAGTCCGTTTGTACGTGAAGTATTAGTTCATCCACATGATGGAGAATTAATATTATGGCCTGCATGGGTTCCTCATGAAGTCGAAGTAAATAAATCAAACAGAGATAGAATGAATATAGCATTTACAATACAGGTATCTTGATGTTTAAAAAGCAAGAAAAAATAGAATTTTTTAGTAAGATTGACGGGGTAGCAGACGCTTACCCTATTATTCCTGCTAATAAATTTAGGCCAAAATGGATGTCTCGTTGTAAACAAAATTACATTGATAATAAAGATAGAAACTTGCCAAGTCATTTATATCAATGCCCGGGCATATTTGATCTATACAATTATGGATTTATATTACCTTTATGGCACGATGTAATAATTAAGACACAAGGCGGACAGCCAGGATTTCAATATGTTAATCCAAGCGAAACATTATCTAAATTACTTGAAGGTGATCCTGTTACTAGTCAACCACCAGATATATCTAGATGGTTACCAAAAAGACCTCATAGCATTGAAGCTATAGTAAAATTTAATACTCCGTGGCATGTAGTTACTCCTAAGAATGTTAAATTGTTAATTACACCAATTGCATATCCGGATACTTTTGAATTCGAATCTTCTATAGGCGTACTTGATCCTGCAATTAATACAGAATTAAATATACAAGGATTTTGGAATGTTCCAAATGGTGAACGGAAGTTATCGGCAGGAACTCCAATAGCACATATTATACCGTTGACAGAGCAAAAGTATGATCATATAATAAGAGAAATGACTCAAGAAGATTGGAAGTTTTTTAAAAAACGTTTGTTCTGGGGAACACATTCTTTTAAACATAAAAAGTCTTTAATGAAAGACATGTATAAAAAGCATTTTAGGAGAGAATAATGCCGTTAACAGAAACTAATACAAATGAATTTGTAACTTACACTCAAAAACTAAGAGAAGCTAAAGACCAATATACAGAACGTAAAGTACAAAAAGATAGAATAAAACATGTAGGTTGGTTTAATGCTGTATTATCACAAAAAGATATAGTGCTAACATATAAAGAAGATGGCAAGTCTATACAAGTTATTGCATCAAAGAATGGCAATGGTGTTAGCCCGTTACCTCAGCCACCTATTACAATAGAAAATGTATTAGGCGAAGATCGGGAAGAAGTACATCATATTGTGTTTTATACATCACCGCAAGGAGATACTAAAGTTGTACATATAGACGATGTTGAATGTTGGGTAATCACTAACACAATGATGAATCAAATAGACAAAATTTATAAAAGGTCAATAAATGTTTAATTGGTTTAAGAAAACCCCTAAAGTAGAATTTGTCTGTTTATTTCCAGAAATAAAAGAAGTGATGCCTGTTGTTCCAGCAAGTAAAATAAAGTTTAAATGGGTAAAGACAGCAATAGACGACTGGAAGAAAACACAACAAGAAATGAAAGATACTCCTGTTAAGTTAACACATTTTGCTAGATGCCCTGGCATGCACAAAATTATGCGTGAAGGTTGGATATTACGTAGCTGGTGTGACTTTACAGTTAAAACTGACGGTGACGGAAAGACATTTCAATGGGGGTCTCCAGTTTCTCAAAAAAGTATGGATGCAGATCATATTTGGAAATGGGATTATTTGTCGCATCATGCAGAATCTATATTTGGTCAAACAGATAAAAGAAACACCCTAGATACTGTTCTTAAAGTGCAAACGCCTTGGATTGTATATGTTCCAAAAGGGTATTACTTATTATGCATGCCTTGTCCTTACCCAGACAATCATAGCTTTACAGCAGCAACTGGATTCATAGATGGTGACGAAGGACCAAATTTTTTAAATGTACAGTTATACTGGCATGAGTTAGATGGTATAACAAAAATTCCTGCAGGTACTCCTCTAGCACAATATATGCTTGTTAAAAAAGATAGCATTGAAGGCGATGTAAGAAGCGTAACAGACAAAGATATAAAAAATCTACGTTTAAGATCAACTATATTAGACAATCGTTTTATTGTAGATTATAAACCGTTAAAGGAAGTAAAGTGGCATGAGTAGTTTTCATAAAGTTGAAATTTGTACTATGATGGATCGAGACAATAAGATAGGAAATGATGCACACGCTAATTGGCTGCGCTGGTCAGTACAACACAGACGTATGGCAAATTTTAGAATACAACTTAGTCACTGTAAGACATATGTAACTATGAGTGACGGCGAAGCCTTTGAGTATTTTAAAAGACATTGGACATATTACAACCGAATCTTATATTAACATACAGATAAATACTACTGTACAGATTAGGACTTTAATATGGCATCAAATACAGCACCAGTAGTAGACAGAATACGAATTATACCTAGACCCGATGACTTTCTTGATAGAAACGTTGGCTCTAGTGGCGAAGTCTTTTACGATAAGCAAGCAAACACTCTAAGATTATACAGCGGTAAACAAGCAGGTGGGTTTTCATTACTAACAGCAGGAAACTTATCGCAACAACTTGCAGATGCCGGCGTTGCACTACTTGAAAAAACTGTTACTGTAGGCGTTGATACTGAAAACGGTCAAGCATCTGGTGTATTTTATATTGACGGAGTAGAAAAACCTCAACTAGAGTTTGTTAGAGGTTATACATATCTATTTGATCAGTCAGATGAAACAAACAACTCATTTGCTAATCTATGGCATCCTTTAATGTTTGCTACTACTCCAAATGGAGACTTAATAGAGGGCGGCGCACATTACAATCCAGGTATAGTTTATTTACTAGACGACGATCCTGTATCAATGAGATACTATACAGATAATTTTCAATCTGCTACAACAAAAAAAGTTTTATTTACAGTCAAAAGTAGCGCACCAGACACATTATACTACTGGTGTCATTTCCATACAAATCAAGGTAATGAGATTACTGTTTCTGATCCAGGTACTGGTACTGGTACCGGCGGTGGAGCAAGTGTAGAAGTATCAGACACAGCACCAACAGCACCAACACAAGGTACTATATGGTTTGATAGTAGTAACGGTAAAATATTTGTTTACGTTACAGACGAAGATAGTAGTCAATGGGTACAACCTACAGTACCTTTACCGCCAGTTAACACATTTAAAAACATTAGTGTTACCGGTGGATCAACACTAGTAGCAAGTGGTAATGCAGATACAGTAAATTTTGCACCAGGATCAAATATAACATTAAGTGTTGATCCTGCTACAAATACAATTACAATAAACAGTTCAGGCGGCGGTGGATCATCATATGACCAAAACTTAAATACTACAGATGATGTTACGTTTGATGATATTACAGCAACAGGAATATTAACAGCGTCTAGTATAAATGCTGCAGCAATACAAAATACAGGTGTAGGTAATCCTACTTTTACAAGTGCAAGTACTATTGACTTTATTGCACCAGATGGTATACGATTAGAAAACGTATTAAAAACTAACGAAGTTTTAACTAATATAGCAGGAGCAACGGGAACAGTTACATTTAATTATAGTGCTGGGCCAATATTTAATGTTACAACACCAGCGGCAAACTGGACAGCAGATATAACAAATGTTCCAACCACAGACAACAGAGCAACAAACACAGCAATTATTATTACACAAGGAACAACACCATATGTGCCTACTGTAATACAAATAGCAGGAGTAACGCAAACCATAAATTGGATAGATAACGTTGCACCATCCGGCAATGCAAACAAGACCGATGTAATAACTTTATCCATGCTACGTGTAGGAGGTTCTTGGAACGTTTTAGGTAGTTACGTAAATTATGGATAATAGTTATGCCAAGATATAGTTCAGCAAGTTCCCTACAATATTTTCAGCCTATACTTAAACCTTTTAAATTATTAAAATATTTAGAAAATCCAAACGAAGAAGGCATTGCACAATCAGATGCATTTGGTACTACTGTTGCAATAGGACCTAATCATATTGCTGTAGGAGCACCTGGCGAACAAGGCACATCAGGAGTACCATCACAAGGTATTGTTTACATTTACACTTCTACAGGTACATATCTAAGAACAATAGTAAATCCAAATCCAGTAGCACCTATAAATGCAGGTGACGGAGATTTGTTTGGCACAAGTGTTGCTGTTAATACAGGATACGTTATTGTAGGAGCACCGGGCGAAAATGATGCTACTGATAATAACGGTAAAGCATACGTATTTGATATAACTGACGGAAGTTTAGTATATACGTTTAATGATCCAAATCCTAATACAACAGAAATTAATGCAAATGGTGATGCATTTGGTAGTACTGTTGCACTTACTGAAGACTATGCAAGTGTTTGTGCATATAGAGAAAACGCTGTAGGGCTAGGCGACGATACAGGTTGGACATACATCTTTGATTTATCAAACGGAAACTTAGATCACTCTATTGAAAATCCAAACTTAGATGGTGAAGATGAATATCCAGGTGACCAAATTGGTGAAAGGATTAATACACTTGCTATTACTGATACATGGACAATGATAGGCAACTGGAGAGAAAATGAACCGGGTGCATTAGGACAAGGTGATAGTGGTGCATTCTTCCTATTTAATAACTCTACAGGTGCTGCTGATCAATCAATTTATAATCCAAAAGATGATGCACTTGACGGGGATGATAGATTTGCTTATGCTGTAGACTTAAATGAAAATTATGCTGTAGTAGGTTGCCCTGGCGAGGACAGTGAAGCTACAAACAGTGGCAGAGTATATGTATATAATCCAACAAACGGAAGTTTAGTATCTACAATACAAAATCCTAATACATACGGTACCGCAAATAATGATAGGTTTGGTGAATCTATTGCACTAACAGATAATTATCTTGCTGTAGGAGCGTTAGAAGAAGATGACGATAATGGTACAGCAAGTGGCGTTATACATATTTTTAGTACAACGGACTGGAGTTACCTAACTACTATAACTAATCCAAATAAATATACTACTAGCACTAGTGATAGATTTGGCTATACTATAAGAGCAACTAATGATTATCTAGTAACAGGTGTTCCTGCTGAAAATCAAGGTAGTGGTGCTGTTTATATTTTTAAGGCGTAATACATGGAAAAAGAATACATTGTAGTAGTACATAGAGGAATCGACTTAGAGGCATTTGATGCAGAATTATCTGCAAGTTCAGGTGCTGGACCAATACCAAATAGAAGTGTAGATGTAGCAAATCCAAGAGCTGGTTCAAAACGTATGACACACTGGATGCTTACTGAAGAAGAAGCATCAACATTACAAAATGACGAAAGAGTATTATCTGTAGAGATACCGCCAGAACAACGAGACGATATTCAACTAATAAAAAATGCATCGCAAACTGGTGTATTTTATAGAACAATATCAGGAGCAGCACTAACAACACCAAGTTATGTAAATTGGGGACTAAGACGTTGTATAGAAGAAACAAATGTTTATGCCAGCAATAATACTGTTGCAGGTGACTACGACTATGCGTTAGACGGAACAGGCGTAGACGTAGTAATACAAGACAGCGGCATTGATCCTAATCATCCTGAGTGGGAAGATAAAGATGGTGTTAGTAGATTACAACAAATTGACTGGTATACAGAAAGCGGACTATCTGGAGTACAAAGCACAAACTATTATAGAGATGCTGATGGCCACGGAACACATTGCGCAGGTATAGCGGCAGGTAAAACATACGGTTGGGCAAAAGGCGCACACATTTATTCTCAAAAGTTAGCAGGCCTAGAAACATTGTCAGGAAGTGACGGTACTGGTACTTCAATTAGTGATGCGTTTGATGCTATACGATTATGGCACAATGCTAAGACTAACAGCCGTCCTACAGTAGTTAATATGAGTTGGGGCTACGGATCAGATCAAACTACTGATCCAATAAGTGGCACCTATAGAGGTGCGGCATGGACATACGGAGTTGACTACACTGATAGAGGCGGACTATGGGCCGCAACTGGAGTTAGTAGATTGTTTTTTGGTAACAATAGAGTACCAGTAAGAGTGCCATCAGTAGATGCAGAAATAGAAGATATGATAGATGACGGCATACATGTATGCATTGCCGCAGGAAACAATAGATATAAAGCAGACTTACCAACAGGACTTGACTTTGATAATGAAGTAGTGTTTAGTGGCGGGACGTACCAATATCATCGAGGTAGTTCTCCATTTAGTAATGAAGCATTTATGGTGGGTAATATAGATGCACAAGTTAATAGTGGTGTTGATAGAATAGCAGGAAGTTCAACAAGAGGTCCTGCTATAAACATATACGCACCCGGCGACAACATAATGAGTACGTCTAGCATTGCAGCAGACGCTGTATATTCATTGCTAGACTATCCTGGTAACAGTACATATAAAATTATGAGTATTGGCGGCACATCAATGGCATCGCCACAAGTAGCAGGAGTTTGTGCTTTACATTTACAAGTACAACCTGACTTAACACCAGGACAGTTAAAAGATAAAGTTATTAGTGATGCTAAAGAGGTAATAAGTACTACGGGTTCTGATACTGATTATGATGATTACATTAATAGTTTATTAGGTGGTCCAAACAAAATGTTATACAGTAGATACGGATCAGCAAACACCTGGGCTATTACAGGAACGATAAATATTAGTGGAGGCTTATAATGGCACTTAATTTTCCTAGCGCACCTAGCGCAGATGAAACATTTACAGACGGTACAACTACATGGATATGGGACGGCGTTTCTTGGAATGTAGTTTCCGGTGGCGGTATATCTGCCGAACAGCCTGATGCATTTAAGACGTTTACAGCAGACACTGGTACTACTACAGCAGATAACGAAAATGACTCATTTGCTATTAGCGGTGGTACTAGTATTGAAACAACAATAAGCGGCGATGAAGTAACAATAGACTTTAATGGCTCTGTTGGTGATCCTGATCAAAATATCTTTTCTCAAATTGATGCAGATGCAGGATCAATATCGGCCTCTACAACAAGTAGTATATTAACTGTTGAAGGTGGAACTAACGTAACAACACAGATTGTAGGTAACACACTTACAATTAATGGTTCAACACCTACACTAAGCATAAATGATTTAACAGACGTAGATACTACAAATACAACACCTGTTGCAGGTAATGTGTTAAAATGGGACGGTGCAAAATGGTCACCAGGACTTGATGCAACAACAGGCGGAGGCGGCACTGATGCTGACACATTAGACGGTCAAGATAGTACATATTTTTTAAATTATAATAACTTACAAAATACACCAACTGTGCCAGCAGATGTAAGCGACTTAACTGACACTACATCTTTATTATTCAGCGGAGCATTTGCAGACTTAACTACTAAACCAACTACTATAGCAGGTTACGGTATTACTGATGCATTTGACGGATCATTTTTAAACTTATCAAATGTACCTACTACAATATCAGGTTACGGTATTACTGATGCTGTTGTGGACTTTGCAGACTTAGGCACAACTCCAACTACTATATCAGGATACGGAATAACAGATGCACTTAGTACAAGTTCTAATTTATCAGCATTAGCAGACGTAGATACTACAGCACCGGCCACAGGTCAAGCACTTGTATGGGACGGCGACTCGTGGGGTCCAGACACAGTAAGTGGTGGCGGCGGCGATCCAGATCAGAATGTGTTTACAACAATATTTGGTGATGCTGGATCATTAGTAGCGACTACTACAACATCATCTTTTACAGTACAAGGTGGTACAAATATTAATACTACAGTAGCAGGTAATAATGTACGTGTTGATTTTTCAGGAGCATTAGGTGTTGACAAGTATGACGATTTAGAAGAAGTTGTACGTACTGGTAGAACAATTGACAAAAGTTATACATCAGCTTTTGCAATGATTAGAATGAATAATGCAGGTAACTCTGCTTATACTGTTGATAGTCACGGATATAGTGGAAATAATCCTACGTTGTATGCAATTGGCGGAATGACTATTGCATTTGATTTAGATCAAATAGGCGGACATCCATTTGAAATACAAGACGGTACAGGTACAGCATATAATACTGGCCTAATACATGTAGATATTATTGGTAATGTTTCAACTGGTACAAACGCACAGGGTAAAGATGGCGGAACATTGTATTGGGAAGTGCCAGAGACTATCTCAGGTGGTTACAGATATCAGTGTACATTACACCCTGCAATGGTAGGTGCTATAACTATTAAACGTATATCACTACTTTAATTGCTTTAAAATTGATTCAATTTTATCTTTAGTAATAAGCAGATTATGCTTAATATCAATTAACTGTCTTGGCTTAATATAACCACCACTTCCGCTTTGATGTCCTACATCAATTTCATCACTAAGTGATTTAAATGTATTGACATATCCTATTAATTTATCTTTTAATTTGCCTTCGTCTAAACTATCACATGCGGCTTTATACCTAGTAATATCTTTAATCCATTTTTCAGACTTTGTTAATAGTGGAAACATTTTTCTATCCTATGTTATTTGAAGGTAATACTATAAAAGTATCTTTTTCAAAATCACCATTACTAGATTCTGTTATAGAACTGTCAGCTACTATTGCTTCTAAACAACACGGCATTAATGGTAATACATGATGTGTTTGACCTTCACCTAACACAGTTTCAAATAATTTTCCTGTGTCTGTATCTATCCATCTTAACTTAAAATTACCTGTGTTTACAAACCATGTTTTTTCTTTTTTAACATTAAAAAAGAAATCTGTTCTACTACCAGCACCAGTAAATGCTAATATTTTTGTGCAATAATCATTGGTCCTAGCAATAGTTAATTCGTGTCCCCAAGTTTGTTTTGTTACGTCACTCATTTTCGTTAATTACCTTTAGTACTTCAATTATTGTTTTTAACTTATTTTGTATTGTTTTATTTTGTAGTGTATTTCTTAAACCGTGATGTAATGGCTTTGGCCATTGTCCCGTAGTAACCCATGCATAGCCATCGTGTTCGTGATTAAGTGTTGGAATAAATTCATTTTCTACTACAATTAAATATGTATGAAAGGAAAAGTAATTATCATTGCTAACAAAACTTTCTAATGGAAGAACTTTAGTATAATCTACGTTGCCTATTTCTTCTAGAACTTCTCTTTTAAGTCCTTCCCAAGGAGTTTCGGCATTTTCGTTTGTGCCACCAACAAGGCCCCAAGAAACATTAGACTTGTTTCCTGTCCTATGTAAAAATAAAAATCTTTCTGTGGCTAAGGAGTAGAATAATGCTCCACTACAAACAATCTCTTTCATACTAATAATTATGCATCAAGTAGTATGGTCCAGGTCGCTCCTGAGTATTCTCCTTCGTAACTTTTAATCCAGTATTCGCCATTCCATTTATATTGGATACCGGTATTTAAGTTGCTGGTATATGTTGCTGGTGATCCTGTACTGCCATCATCGGCACCGCTTGCATCAAATACAATGTGCCAATTTGCTCCGTCCCATTCTATAATATCACTTTCGCCTGCAATAAAGTCTGTTCCGTTTGTATTTTTCCAAGCATCTGGACCATCATCGTTTGTAGCGTTACCTATTTCAGATAAAATAAGCAAACGTAAGCCTGATTGTTTTACAGTATCAGGGTTAAATCTTAACGGATCGACAATATAGTCTATTGTTGTAAAGCTATTAGTACTTCTTGCAGGACCTGAAATAACAGTATCATCCGGTAATGTATCACTATCAAAGTTAATAACTATTTTAGTATCGTCTAATGGATTAATAGTAAATGTACCAGTAATATAATTATCACTATCTGATGCCTTTAATAGTATTCTACTAACGTCAGATTGGTACGTGCCTGGATATGCTTGTATTAGCTCGTTCCAACTAACTTCGCCAACTTTGTTTCTCCATACTAATTTTGCTACATCGTCTTGTACACTGATGCCATAATTTTGATATGTGCTACTAACACTAGATTTATCAAACAATCTCTTTGTATTAAAGTCCATTTGGCCATCGCCAACATTTGGAAATTCACCGTCATCGACTGTTTGTGTACTTCCGTCAGCCTCGCTATCGTCTGATAAAGGACCTGTGTTTACTCTAGTTACAAATGTTGGTTCTGTGCCATCTATTTGTCCTGCTATAGTAGCACCTAAGTTAATGTCGCCATTTTGCTCGTTAAATATGTTAGATATAATACTTGTTGTTACACCTAAGCGTTTAACTTTAGCAGGAGGTGTTAAGTATATAGGCGTACTAAATTGTAAACTAGCAACATCTATTTCACTATCTACACCAACTGGAATTGATCTAGAACTAAATGTAATGCCTTCCATATTTACAACAGTTAAACTAGTCCAGTCTAAGTAATTGTCTGTAGTTTGTATTTCGAAACTAGGATTAAACAGTACTAATATTTGTTCTATTATTTGTAATTTTTGTTCAGCATTACTAGCCCAAATATCAGCTGTTACTTTAAGTGTATATGGTGCAGGCATATAACGCTCTACAGTGTAGTTTTTACCTTGTGTATTAAGATACTCGCCCGTAGCACTATCGTATGTGCGTTCACGTACATGTCTTTTGCTTATTAAACTAGAATCAGCTGTTCTATCTCTGTCCATTTCTAAGCCAGTTACATATACAGCCATTCGCGGCGCTGTTGGTATTTTATTTTCAGAATTATCTCTTAGTATATTAGCAACTTGACGAGTTAAATCGCCATACATAACAGGAACTTGTTTTTCATTTCCATGCCCGTCTTGCACTTGGAAATTACTTAACATTCTTATAAGTTGAGTAATATACCTTCTAATTTGTGCATCATAAAAAAATTGCATTATACATCATCCGCTTTAGGTCTAAGTGCTTTACTTAGAGCTTGTCTTTCTGAAACAGTTTCGTCACCAATAACATCAGTATTTGTATTATTAATAAATGTTCCAATTTGTGTTTTTCTATCGTTAGTATTAGTCATTGTCATTCTAACATTGTCTTGCATTTTAATCCATCTAGTGCCATCATATTTAAATAGTCTATTTGGTAAAAAGTCTGTACGTAAAAAATAGTCGCCAGCTTCATTTATTGCTGGGAAACTAGTACCACTACCAAATGCTGCACCGTTAGGTGGTTGACCATCTTCAATTAAGTAACCTGCGTAACCTGTTCTGCCAGGCGCACTAGCACTTGGATCAGCTACAGTATCTACTATTGCTCTTCCTGAGTCATCAGTGTCAAGTGTGTAATAGTGTCCTATGTCGTATCCTGACTTAGGCGCATCTGCTTCAGCTTCTGTAAGCACAGCATCGTTTATAGCTTTTTCATTTTCGTATGTGCTTAGTAAATCTCTTAAGGTGTTGTCACTATACGTAGACCAATTAAAAACGTCTGTAGGTGTGTTACCTTGCGTCTGTGACGTTGCTTCATATAACTTACCTTTATACTTTACAACTTGACCAATTTCGTATGTAGTTCCTATAACATAGTCTCCCATAAAGATATCTTCATCTTCTGGTGTTTCTAATATATCTGCAAATTCTTGACTATCAACAATTTGCTTTAATTTAATTCTATATAAATGCGGATACCAAGTAGGACTAAATCCTTCTGCCGCCCTGTTTACATCTTCTACTACATAGTATCTTTTTAAACTAGTAGCAAAATCGTTTTCTGCATACTCGTCTTTTAAGTGTGGTAGCTCTATAACATCTCCACTCATTATTTTTCTACCAAGTGCTTTAACACTTGTAGTAATGTGTATGGTCATAAACAATGTGTCATTGGTTAAAAACAAACCAAATTGGCTTAGATCAAAATCAATGTCTTGTACATTGTATATGCCTCTAATTGTATAGATGTCTGAATCGTATTTTCTGTCTCTATTTTCTAAAAACAGAATATCTTGAATCTGAGTGTTATCTTTAACAACGTCACCATCGTCAGTACCTACATATTTGTGAATATTCACATCAGTACCGCCAATAGTAAACATTTCATAGATACGGTTATCCATGAATTTGTAATCGTTGCCTCTTTCGGGTTTATATAAACTAAGTCTTGGCATATGTATATTTATCGTAACGATAAATACTATTGGAGAACAAGACATATGACAACAGCTATAACTACACAAAGACAAGAAATTTTCGACTACGTTAACGCATTTTTAGGCGGAGGTATGGTTGATGTTGAACTTGATCCAATACATTACGAATCCGCTTTAACAAAAGCCCTAACAAAGTATAGACAAAGAACAGATCATGCTGTAGAAGAATCGTACTTGTTTTTAACTTTAGTTGAAGATCAAAACGAATACATACTACCAAGTGAAGTTATTGAAGTACGTAAATTGTATAGACGTTCAGTTGGTTCGCGTAGTGGCAATGGTGGCGGCAGTTCAATGTTTGAGCCATTTAACTTAGCATTTACAAATACATACTTACTAAGTGGATCAACACAAATGGGCGGACTTGCTACATATGACATGTTTGCTGGATATCAAGAACTAGTAGGGCGTATGTTTGGTAGCTTTATTGAATTCAAATGGAACTCTCCGACTAAGAAACTTACAATACTACAACGCCCACGTGCTGATGAAGAAGTATTAATTTATGCATATAACTTTAGACCCGATAATCAGTTATTTGAAGATTATCTTGCTAAACAGTGGATTAAAGATTATACACTTGCAGCTTGTAAATATATGCTAGGCGAAGCACGTAGTAAATTTGCAACGGTTGCAGGACCACAAGGTGGCACCAGCTTAAATGGTGATGCACTTAAAGCAGAAGCACAACAAGAAATGGATAAGTTAGAGCAAGACTTATCACTACAAGCAGCTGGCGGTGTCGGCTACGGATTCTTAATAGGCTAAAATACCCCAACGTTAGCGCCAACATCTTAAATCCTTGTAAATACATATGTAACAAGGAGAAGCCGATGTGTTCACCCGAAGTGCGTAAAGAAGCCAATCGAATGAATTGGATGATAAAAGGTCAACTTATTGATCCTATTGAAAGTGACAGCTCAGTCGAACAAATATACAATTCATACTTTAAGAGACTTTGGGGAAATAATGAGAATTATATCCATGAAGTTGGGTTTGAAGAAGCATATCAAAAAACACTTGACAAGTAACAATAATTATTATATACTATATAGATAATATAGGAGTATAAATTTTGTTGCCAAAGTTATTAATTGTCGGGCATGGCCGTCATGGTAAAGACACTGTGTGTGAATTATTAGAATCATATGGGTATACATTCCAATCATCAAGCAAATTTTGTTCAGAACTTTTTATCTTTAATGATCTAAAAGACCAGTACGGTTATGCTGACGAAGAAGAGTGTTATGCAGATAGGCACAATCATCGTACTGAATGGTACAATATGATACATGATTACTGTAGTGACGATTTAGCAAAACTAGGACGTAACTTATTTGCAGAACATGATATCTATTGTGGCTTGCGTAACAAGCGTGAATTCTTTGCAATGCAAAATGAAGAAATATTTGATCATACTATTTGGGTAGATAGAGGCGATCATTTGCCTACTGAAGACCCTAGTTCAATGAGCATTGAACAATGGATGTGTGATTATACTATTGATAATAATGGCGACCTACAACGGCTAAAACGTAATGTTGATATTTTAATCAAAACTATTTTTAAAAATCGGGGACTAGATCTCCCTGCTTCCAGCGGCTACCTTCTTTCTGAAGCGTTCGTTGACAGTTAGCACATATAGTTTTTAAATTAGTCGGTAAACAATTATCTAAGCGTCCGTCTATATGATATACATTAAATTGTTCGTGATGCTTTGATTTAAAACCACACTTCTCGCATTCATTCTTTTTAACATATCCGTACTTTGCCCATCTTGGCCTTCCACGTTCACTGCCTCCATACCTAGCACAACTCTCACACATACTTCTATAATATGCTTTATTGTGTTTATAATAATTTATAGCACACGGCTTTTTACTACAGTTTTTACATAAAGGTCTCATACTATTATTTAGTTGCCCTTTTCGGTCCCTTTTAATAGGGGTTTTCCGCAGGTAATTTTCTATTTTATGCTAAATAATAATAACAACTACTCAACAGGAGAAAAAAAATGGCATTATCATCACCAGGTGTTGAAGTTAAGGTAATTGACGAAAGTTTTTATACCCCAGCTGAACCAGGCACCGTACCAATGATTTTTGTTGCTTCCGCCGAAAACAAAACTAACGGAAGTGGCACAGGGACAGCGGCAGGGACGCTGAAAGCAAACGCAGGTAAACCTTACTTGCTTACATCACAAAGGGAACTAGCTGAAACATTTGGCGACCCAGTATTTTATACAGATTCAAATAACAACCCAGTACACGGCGGAGAGCTAAACGAATACGGTTTACAAGCTGCTTACTCGTTACTAGGTGTTAGCAATAGAGTTTATGTAACTCGCGCAGATATTGACTTAGGTGTATTAACACCAACAGCAGACGAACCAAAAGATGCTCCAGCAGATGGAACTAACTGGTTTGATACTAATGATAGTTCATATGGTATTTTTGAGTGGAACAGCTCACCAAAGAACGTCACTGGTGGACAGTCATTTAGCGTAAGAACTCCAATTGTTATTACAGATACAACAAAATTAGATGGTAACGGCGATCCTAAAGAGTCAGTTGGTAACATAGGTGATTATGCAGTTAAAGCAACAACAGATGTACTAAGAGTATATTACAGAAACTATACAGGTAGTTGGGTAAAAGTTGGTTCGACAGCATGGATTAATTCACATGCAGTTACAGCTGGTACAGTTTCTAATCCTACATTAGGAGCAGCAACAAACTTAACTATTACTGTAGGCTCTGGTTCAGCAATTACAGTAGCAGAGGGTAGTAACTTAGCAGATACAGTTTCAACAGCAAACGCAGATGCAAGTTTCCAATCAGCAGGCATTAGCTTTGCAGTAATTGATGGAAAATTCCATGTATTTAATGACGCATCAGAAGATGAAAGAATTACTATTGCTGACACAGACGGCTTACTTGCTAAATTAGGCTTAACAGCTGGAACTTATGATGCAGCAAAAACACAAATTAGTGCTCATACAAGTGTACCTGAATTTAAGTCAGGCGATACTACTCCACGTCCAACAGGAAGTGTTTGGTTAAAAACTACTGAACCAAATCAAGGTGCTAACTGGAAGTACAAGCGTTACAATAGTAACACAGCATTATTTGACACTGTAACAGCACCAATTTACGGTTCTGCAGCAGCGTCTTTATATTGGTTAGACAGAAGCGGCGGCGGTGTTAACTTACCAGCAGGAACTACTTTTGTAAAATCAAACGCAGAAGATAGTGCGTCAGCTGAAGGTGCATTTACAATCTTTAGTCGTGCTAACACAGGCGCAACTACTATTACTGGTAGTGCTATTACAGGAAGTACATTTAGTGCGCAAGCATATGCATTTAATATTGCAGAAACTGACGCAGGTAAAACAGCGTTACAAAGTTCTGTAACAATTAGCTTTACAGCAACAGGTGCTGTAGGCGATGCAGACTTAATGGCAGGTGCTATTAACAGTTCAGCATTAGAAAATGTTCAAGCTGAAGTATCAGCAGACAACAAATTAGTTGTTAAGCATACACAAGGTGGAGACTTTACTATTGTAGACACAGACGGCGGCTTTGCAGCAGCTGGCTTTGTAGCATTTGTAGTTGGTAATCCAAGTACAACAACTAACTTGTACAGCAGAAATAGTGTACTTACAGCAAGTAACTGGAAGAAAGCAATATTCACAGCAAGTGATGAAGCTCCAGGAGCATTAGCTGCACAAGGCGCACTTTGGTACAACAGTGTTGTAGACGAAGTTGACATGTTAATCCACAATGGTACTACATGGGTAGGCTATCAGAACTTTAGTTCAGACTATGGCGATACTAACCCAACTGGTCCTATGGTTTCAGCAACAGAGCCAACACAGCAAACAGATGCAACAGCATTAGTTGATGGTGACCTTTGGATTAGCACAGCAGATTTAGAAAACTATCCATTAGTTTATAGATACGACGGTGTTAACTTATCATGGGCATTACTAGATACAGCAGACCAAACAACTGAAAATGGTGTACTATTTGCAGACGCACGTTACAACACAGCAGGCGCAAATGGCGACGAAGCTGGTAGTATTGTTGACTTATTAACAAACAACTACTTAGACCCAGATGCTCCAGATCCAGCACTATATCCAAAAGGTATGTTGTTATGGAACTTACGTAGAAGCGGATTTAACGTTAAGCGTTTTGAGCGTAACTATGTAGACATTAACGGCACTAACGGCAGATTCAATAATGACGAATCAATGGCTGGTTACTATCCACACAGATGGGTAACTGAGTCAGGCAACCAAGCTGATGGTTCAGGTAGCTTTGGACGTAAAGCACAGCGTAAAGTTGTAGTACAAGCGTTACAAGCAATGGTTAACAGTAACGATGACATTAGAGATGATGAGTCTAGATTGTTCAACGTTATGGCAACACCAGCGTATCCAGAACTAATTGGCGAAATGGTTAGCTTAAACTACGATCGTGGACTAAGTGCATTTATTGTAGGCGATAGTCCAATGCGTTTAACACCAGATGCAACTTCATTAAATGAATGGGGCACTAACGTTAAACTAGCTGTTGAAGATAACGATGACGGTTTAGTTAGCAGAGACGAGTACATGGGTGTTTACTACCCAAGTGGCTTTACAAGTGATAACGCAGGTAACAACGTAGTTGTTCCAGCTTCACACATGGCACTACGTACTATTGCATTAAGTGATCAAGTTAGCTTTCCATGGTTTGCACCAGCAGGTACAAGACGTGGTGGCGTAACTAACGCAACAGCAGCAGGTTACATTAGTAGCGAAGGCGAATTTGTAAGTGTAGCACTTAACGAAGGTCAACGTGATACACTTTACAGTAATGCTGTTAATCCAATTACATTCTTAAGCGGAAGTGGATTAGTAGTATTTGGACAGAAAACAAGAGCAAGAAATGCAAGTGCATTAGATAGAATTAATGTTGCACGTTTGGTTATCTACTTACGTAGTCAACTAGGCAAACTTGCAAAACCATACTTGTTTGAACCAAACGACAAAATAACAAGAGATGAAATTAAAGGTGCAGCAGAAAGTCTAATGCTAGAATTAGTTGGACAAAGAGCACTTTATGATTTCCTAGTTGTATGTGATGAAAGTAACAACACACCAAGTAGAATAGATCGTAATGAACTATATCTTGATATTGCAATAGAACCAGTCAAGGCTGTGGAATTCATCTTTATTCCATTAAGACTTAAGAACACAGGAGAAATTGCAGGACTTTAATTAAGTGAAAAGGCCCCTGAAATATGGGGCCGACACTTTGATAAATACTAGCAACAGGAGAAATATAAATGGCAATCTCGACATTATCAAAAATTACAGTACCGTTAGCGAGCGACACAAGCGCAAGCAATCAGGGACTTTTGATGCCGAAACTACAATATCGCTTTAGAGTGACATTGGAAAATTTTGGTGTTACAAACGCAACGACAGAACTTACAAAACAAGTTATGGACGTTACAAGACCAAACATAACTTTTGAAGAAATTACACTAGATGTATATAACTCAAGAAGTTACTTAGCTGGTAAGCATACATGGGAACCAATTACATTGAATGTACGTGATGACGTAAGCAACAATGTACAGAAACAGGTAGGCGAACAGTTACAGAAACAATTTGACTTCTTTGAACAGTCAAGTGCAGCTAGTGGAATAGACTACAAATTCTTAACACGTATTGAAGTGTTAGATGGTGGTAACGGAGCAAACGAAGTTGGAGTATTAGAAACTTTTGAACTTTACGGTTGTTTCCTAACTAACGCTAACTACAACACATTGAACTATGCAACAAGTGATGCAGCTACTATTGCACTATCAATTAGATATGATAACGCAATCCAAACTCCAGTAGGACAAGGTATTGGCACATCAATTGGCAGAACAGTTAACTCACTCGTAACAGGTGGCGGCGTATAATATACGTTAACTAGATTGCCCTTAGAGTCGGAAAAAAGGAAGTCATTAGGCTTCCTTTTTTTTTATGTACGTACTTAATCTTTTCGGATAAATATTAGTA